CCACTATTCAAGCAAAGTATTGGAGTCATCAACTACGAGGTTGTGCCCAGTGGATATGCAAACGAGATTAAGACTTTAACAGCGAACTATGAGTGGGCTTGTGTTTCCGTTGATATGGATGTGCAAGTAATCACAACATCTGAGGACGGCTGTTATGATACATGTTCAACAGGAGACATTCCGCTGCCCGACTTGCAGCCATGTGTGCCATGCTTGACTGAGGTTGCTGTTGATGGTCTTACCATCACAGGAAACGGAACGGAGGCAGATCCATTGGTGGCAGTTGGTGGCGGCGGAGGAGTTGGAACATTGCAACAAGTCACCGACTTAGGCAACAGCACAACCAACGACATTGCATTCACAGCAAGCGCAGGGCTAAGCTTTGACAACGGCGCATTCTTCCGCAAGGGGACAACTGATGCAGGCAACGGAGGAGCAAAGGGCACTGCGCAAATATGCTCGATAAGTTACGAGCTGAAGTGGGAGGCAGGGCGGTTGTACTACATGCAGCAAGACGGCTTCACAATTCGCGATGTAACCCACAACTTTACATTTGTACCTCAAGTTACAGATGACTCAACCAAGGGCTTCGTTGCAGGCTCTCGATGGAGTTTAGATGATGGCACCGTTTACCTATGCAGTGATGCCACAATTGGCGCAGCTGTTTGGGCGGTTGTTGCTGTTGGCGGAGTGACATCAGTAGGCGGCACAGCTCCAATTGCATCAAGCGGCGGAGCAACTCCCGACATCAGCATCAGCCAAGCGGACACCTCAACGGATGGATACCTGAGCTCAACCGATTGGAATACCTTCGATGGCAAGTTCAATGCACCAACGGGATTGGTCACCGACTACCTGGATGGCTTAGGATCACCTCAACCATTTCCGTCAATACCAACGGGCACTGTCACATCGGTCGACCTATCAATGCCTGCTGCGTTCTCTGTTAGTGGTAACCCAGTAACAACGAGCGGAACATTGGCAGTGACAGCGGCAGGATTGGCAACGCAATACATCAGAGGCGATGGGCAGCTTGCGAACTTCCCGACATCAAGCGGAGGCGGTAGTGCTGTGAGTTTCTACCTCAACGGATCAGTTGCTCAAGGTACTTTGGATGGAGTTGCTTTTAAGCAGATGAGCAACACTCCAGTCATTGGAGCAGGAACAGATTTTAGCATCAATGCAGATGGATATATTCAGTCATTCATCACCGATGCCAGTGTACCTAATCAGCTACTGATTCCTGCCGGCAATTGGAACTTTGAGATGTACTTCAGTGCGAATAACGCAGGAAGCTCGCCAAGATTCTACATTGATATTTTTAAGCTAAGCGCAGGAACATTGTCATTGATTGCATCAAGCTCTGCAAATCCTGAGTATATCACTAATGGCGCAGTCATCGACTTGTACACAACTGCGGTGGCAATGCCAAGCACTGTGCTACTTGCAGCGGACAGAATTGCAATAAGAGTGTATGTTATCCATAGCAGCAAGACAATAACTTTACACACAGAAGACAGCCATCTTTGCCAAGTGTTAACAACATTTGCAACTGGCATCACTTCGCTTAATGGACTTACTGCGCAGACTCAACTCCTTGCAGTTGGAACGGCAGGCACTGACTTTGCGATATCATCCACAACTGCGACTCACACCTTCAACCTACCAACGGCAAGTGCTGCAAACAGAGGAGCATTGAGCATAGCTGATTGGACGGCATTCAACGCCAAGCAAGCAGCACTGGTAAGCGGCACGAACATCAAGACAATCAACTCCACAAGCATTGTTGGAAGCGGCAACTATGCCACTCCTTTCGAGCTTGTTGTTGCTGCATCAGATGAGAGCACTGCGCTAACTGCCGGAACGGCGAAGATTACATTTAGAATGCCGAGAGCGGTGACACTAACTGCGGTTAGAGCATCACTCACAACGGCTCAGGCAAGTGGAAGCATATTCACCGTTGACATCAATGAGAGTGGCTCAAGTATCCTAAGCACTAAGCTAACCATCGACAATACAGAAACAACGAGCACAACGGCTGTCACTGCTCCAGTGATAAGTGACACGGCACTTGCCGATGATGCAGAGATGACAATCGACATTGACCAGATTGGCAATGGAACGGCGAAAGGATTGAAGGTAATGTTAATCGGTAACTACGCATGAGTTTCTTAGTCAACCCATATTCATACGCTACGGGCTGCGATGCTGATGCAGTTGCATTCCTTGCAGCAGCAGCCATCACCGATGCCACTATCACATCTGCCATCTGCACATTGGTTACGACTATGAAAGCAGATGGAACATGGGCAAAGTGTAATGCGATTTATCCTATGGTAGGTGGAACGGCAACAACGCATAAGTTTAACCTTAAGAATCCACTTGATACCAACGCTGCTTTCCGTTTAACCTTCACGGGTGGATGGACTCACTCAGCAAATGGTGCATTGCCAAATGGTACAAATACTTTTGCTAATACATTCTTTAATCCAAATACATTTGCAACACTTAACTCACACCACATAAGCTACTATTCAAGGAGCAATATTAACTTGACTCAAGTTGATATCGGTTGTGCAACTGCAACCAATGCCACAAATTTAAATGCAAGATTTAGCAATATTTCATATTTTAGGATTAATGCAACAACAGCACTTGCTGGATATATTAGTGTGGCAGATACAGATTCAAGAGCATTATATATTGCAAATAGAACTGCATCTAATGTTGTTAATGGATGGAGAAATTCTACTAAGGTAGCAACTGGAACAGTTGCATCATTATCATTGCCTAACATCAATATGTATATTGGTGCATTAAATAATAATGGAGTTACTGCTAACTATTCTACGAAGCAATGCGCCTTTGCAACAATCGGCAGCGGCTTGACTGATGGAGAAGCAGCCGCACTCTATAACTCCATTCAAGCAATGCAAACCACATTAGCACGTCAAGTATAATGCAAGTACATCAACTCACATACGAAGAAGCTCAGAGCCTTATTGGCATTCAGTTCATACCCAACAATTATTTTAACCCTATCATGGATGCTGACGGCAATCACATCATCAGCATCGAAGAAGTTGAGCAGTGCTCAATTGATTGGGTGAAAGCCTTACCTTTGATAACTTACAAACCTATAATAATCGAATCATGGCAGGAGTAAAAATTACAGACTTAGTAACAATCACAGAAGCAGTAAGTGGTGACTTGCTCTACATTGTGGACGTAAGTAACACAACCCAATCACCTCAAGGCACATCAAGTCAGATTGAGGTGGGCAATATGTTTAGCAGTGGAACTTATACACCGACTATTAGCGGAGAGGTCAATGGCATTGTTGTGACACCGAACTCAGCATCATTCATAAAGGTGGGTGGTATTGTAAATGTATCGGCTCAGATAGGTATTCAAATGGATACTGGAGAAACAACTGGCACATTCGAGATGTCGATTCCAGTGGTATCTGATTTTGCAAGTCAAAAAAACTTATTTGGATTAATGCAATGGTCTAATGGTAATGGTACATTGGCAGAGATTGTTTATTTAGATATTAGTGCAGAAACAACCAACAACACATGCATTGTAGTTATTGAAACTTTAACGGCTACAGCATTAATGAACTACTGCACACTAACATTCCAATATGAAGTGCTCTGATAGCGGCATCCGACTCATACAGGAGTTCGAAGGCTTGCGCTTGACATCGTACCTATGCAGCGCAGGAGTGCCGACCATTGGCTACGGCGCAACCTACTACCATGACGGCAGTAAGGTGAAGCTCGGTCAGACCATCACCAAGGAGCAAGCAGTGCAGATGCTCAAGGATCACCTTAAGGAGTTTGAAGGCAGTGTCATTGGATTGCTTAACGGCACCAAGGTGAACGCTAACCAGTTCGATGCGCTTGTAAGTTTCTGCTACAACCTGGGCGCAGGCAACCTTGCCAAGTCGCAGCTGTTAAGGTTTGTAAAAGCCAACCCTAACGACCCTAAGATTGCAGCTGAGTTTCTTAAGTGGAACAGGGCAGGCGGCGAGGTATCAACTGGTCTTGTAAGAAGGCGCAAGAAAGAGGCGCAACTTTATTTTACAACAATCGTTTGACAACTATGGCGGCAAGGAGAGTCAGCAAACCAAGGCAAGTGCTTGATATTTTCGTTAAGCACTGGAGGCCAACTGTTGGCTCGTTGGTGATTCTGTCGAGCGTGTTTGCTTTAATATTCAAGCAGATAACTACAGAGACACTTGCAGCTATTGTGGCCGCAATGGTGGCCGCAGGATACATACCTAAAGCTAACGACAATGGATGAAGGAAGAGACTCAACGTACACTACAATTGACGAGGGTTGCGTGGTAGGTCTTGGCTGCAAAGTCCATACGCATCATCATACTATTCGCATC